AAAAAATGTATAACGACAGAACTCGTTATAAAAAACTGGCGATTGAAGCCAAAAAGAAACTTGAGGCCAATAAAGAAGACAAGGTGCAGACAGAATTCCTAATTAAACAAATTGCCAGATATAACAACCTCCAAATGGCCAAGAAGGTTACTCTAAATTCTGCATATGGCGCCATGGGTAATCAATATTTTAGATTCTATGATACCAGACTAGCGACGTCAATCACAACTGCTGGACAATTATCAATTAGGTGGATAGAAAACGAAATTAATGCGTTTATGAACAAGCTTTTGAAGACGAATGAAGTTGATTATGTTATTGCTTCAGATACTGATTCAATTTATATTAATCTAGAGTCAATCGTCAACAAAGTATATGCAGAAGGAGCTGATACTAAAAAGATTATAAAATTTATGGACGAAGTTTGTAAACAAAAGATTCAGCCGTTTATAGACAAGTCCTATGAAACGCTTGCCGAGTATGTTAATGCATACTCACAAAGAATGGAAATGAAAAGAGAATCTCTGGCGGATAAAGCTATCTGGACGGCGAAAAAGAGATACATCTTGAATGTGCACGACAATGAGGGAATTGTCTATGAAAAACCCAAACTCAAGATTATGGGTTTGGAAGCAATCAAGTCGTCAACTCCCAGCGCCTGTCGCGCAAAGATTAAAGAAGCCATATCCATCATGCTAACAAAAGATGAGGAATATTTGCAAAATTTTATTGAAGAGTTTAGAGAAGAGTTTAAGCAAATTCCTGTTGAAGAAATCTCATTTCCAAGAAGCGTTAATGGTCTAAGTAAATATGCGGATGGGTCAAACATCTACAAAAAGGGCACCCCTATTCACGTGAAAGGTGCCTTGGTATACAATAATCTATTGGTTTCCATGAAATTAGATAAGAAGTATCAGTTAATACAAGAGGGCGAAAAGATAAAATTCGTCTACTTAAAAGACCCAAACCCATTCAATAATAACACTTTGGCTTTTACTTCAACCCTACCAAAACAACTGAAAGCTGAATCATGGATTGATTATGACGCTCAATTTAAAACTGCGTTTCTAGATCCAGTTGAAACTATATTGAAGTGTTTAAATTGGTCGGCTGTTAAGACTAGTTCTTTAGAAGGTTTTTTCGCATGATATCAGTAATTATGCCCACTATGTGGAGAGGTAAGCAGTACAAAAAAATGTTGCCGTTGCTAAATTCGCATAATTTGGTTGACGATATTTTAATTATTGACAACAATTCAAAATACACAGATACTTCCATTTTTGAACTAGAAAAAGTTTCATTTTTAACTACAGAAAAAAACAAATATGTAAACCCTTCATGGAATATCGGAGTAAAAACAGCATATTATAATAAATTATGTTTTTATAGCGATGATGTGTATTTCGATCCAACTGTAATTGACTCAGTATATCCAATGATAACTGAGGATGTTGGTATGATTGGATTATCTTCTGATGTTATTTTTGATGCGTTGGACGGCGATTCAATAATGGAATATGGTTCTAATCCAGAAATTATACCTTGTGATGAGATGCCTTATGGATTTGCTTCGACGTTTTTCTTGCATAAAAAAAGCTTCTATAAGATCCCAGAAAAACTAAAGATATTTTTCGGTGATACTTTTATGTTTCATATGAATAGAAAATTCGCGAAGCAAAATTATATGATTACTGGAATAGAAGCTAGAACTTCTATGGGAACAACTTCTAACAAATTTAAAAAAATAACAGAAAAAGAATGGCAAATTGCAGAATCAATTTTAAACCAATATGGCATACCTAAAGAAGAATGGTTGACAAATACATAAAAATAGCGTATAATATATGGAGTACGATCAAGAGGTACAAATATGAGTATTCTAGACAAGATTAAGAAAAATTCAACTATCAAAGACACATCTATCCTATCTAAGTCCAAATTTTTTGAGGCTAAGGATATGATTCAGACTAATATTCCAGTCGTAAATGTTGCTCTTTCTGGCGACCTCGACGGCGGATTTGTTCCTGGATTGACCATGTGGGCGGGGCCATCCAAGCACTTTAAGACGGCTTTCAGCCTTCTAATGGCTAAGGCATACCAAGAAAAATACCCGGAATCTGTTGTTCTATTTTATGATTCTGAGTTCGGAACTCCACAGTCATATTTCCAATCATTCGGAATCGATCAGGATCGCGTAGTCCATACGCCAGTCACAGACGTTGAGCAATTGAAGTTTGATATCATGAATCAATTATCAGGCATTGATCGCGGCGATCGCGTGATGATTGTTATTGATTCTATTGGAAATTTAGCTTCTAAGAAAGAAGTCGAAGACGCGATTGATCAAAAGTCTGTCGGGGATATGACTAGAGCCAAACAAATCAAATCTCTATTTCGTATGGTAACTCCGCATTTGAATCTAAAGGATATTCCAATGGTTGTGGTTAATCACACTTATATGGAAATCGGAATGTTCCCGAAGGCGATTGTTGGTGGCGGAACTGGAAGTTATTATTCGGCAGACAACATTTATATCTTAGGTCGTCAGCAAGAAAAAGATGGTCAAGAACTTATTGGATATAACTTCATCATCAACGTAGAAAAGTCTCGATACGTCAGAGAAAAGTCCAGAATTCCGGTCAGCGTTCGATTTGATGGCGGAATTTCCAGGTATAGTGGCCTGTTAGAAATGGCTTTGGAATCTGGTCATGTCGTTAAGCCTAGTAACGGTTGGTATAGTAAAGTCAACGTTGAGACCGGAGAGGTTGAGTCCAAGAAGTACAGGTTAAACGATACAGAAACCGCAGAATTTTGGAATCCTATTCTTGATAACGAATCCTTTAAAACTTGGGTAAAAAATCGTTACCAGTTCACATCAAATTTAAGTTCTGATGAGGTGAATGAGAATGGGATTCCTTAAAAATAAATTTGCAGAATTTAACTTCTGGCTAACTAAGACTTTTTTGAAGTATGACCGAGATTATACGATTAAAATTGACGTCAGCGATTCGTCGACATTCTCAGTCGAATTGCTAACCAGATATAAAGGTACGATTTTAGTATTCAAAAATTTAAAAATGGGAACAGATTCCCTGATGAGTTTTGATTTGGAAGTTGCTGGTAACGTGCCGAAGTCTAGTAAGTTGTTTAGTTATTATTGTGATTTGGTATTGTTAAATTTAATACACAATTCGTTGGAAAACTCCAAGAGGGATTCAAATGAAGATAGAGCAGATGATACTGGCGGACTTGATGAAGAACGAGCAGTACATGAGGAAGACGCTGCCGTTTCTGAAAAGTCGGTACTTTCAGGAAAACGCGGACAAGATTCTATTTGACACAATAAGGGAATTTATAGAAAAGTACAATACGCTACCCAGCAAAACTGCTCTTAAAATCAATCTTGAGGGTAATGAAAAGTTAACTGAAACTCAATTAAAGAACTCTATTGAATTACTTGCAGAATTGGATAAGCACCAATCAGAAACTAATCTAGACTGGTTTTTTAGTGAAACTGAGAAATTTTGTCAGGAAAAAGCGATATATAATGCTATATTAGATTCGATCGGTATTCTCGATGGCAAAGATCCTACTAAAACTAAGGGAGCTATTCCTACTCTTTTGTCTGACGCTTTGTCTATCAGTTTCGATCCCAATATTGGTCATTCTTATCTTGACGACGCTGATTTTCGTTTTGACTACTATCATCGTATCGAGAAGCGCATCCCGTTTGATCTTGAGTATTTTAATAAAATTACAAATGGAGGATTGGTTCAAAAATCGCTCACAATAGCTATGGCGGGGACTGGTGTCGGAAAATCTCTGTTCATGTCTCATGTTGCTGCTAGTTGTTTGATGCAGAATTACAACGTTCTGTATATTACTCTAGAAATGTCAGAAGAGAAGATTGCCGAGCGCATTGACGCTAATCTTATGAATGTCACAATGGACGATCTTAAGATGATGCCGAAGGAAATGTTTGATAAGAGAATTGAGAAGTTTAAGCAAAAGGTAAAGGGGAAACTTATCATTAAGGAGTATCCAACGGCGTCAGCGCATAGTGGTCATTTTCGTGCATTATTGAATGAACTTAGATTAAAGAAGGCATTTAAACCAGATATCATTTTCATTGACTATTTGAATATTTGCTCTTCCGCCCGTATAAAGGCCGGAGCTAATGTCAATTCGTACACCTATATTAAAGCAATTGCGGAAGAACTGCGCGGATTGGCAGTAGAAAACAACGTTCCCATAGTATCAGCTACTCAGATTAACAGATCAGGGTTTTCTGATTCTGATCCGGGCCTTGAAAATACATCTGAGTCTTTTGGTTTGCCGGCTACCGCCGATTTGATGTTTGCATTAATTTCTACTGAAGAACTTGAGCAACTGAATCAAATTATGGTCAAGCAGTTGAAGAATAGATACGGTGATATTAGTAACCCAAAAAGATTTGCTATAGGAATTGATAGATCAAAAATGAAATTGTATGATCTGGAAAATAAAGCCCAAGACCTTATGCAAACTACAAATTTACCCGAAAAGCAAAACAAATTTGATAAGTTTAAGAAGTTGAAAGTATGAAGATAGAAACAACCGTCAAAAAAATACAAAAGGAGCTTTGTGATTTAAATGACGTAGTAAAAGTTTCTGTTGTTGTTAGAAGATTGAACAAATTATTCAAAAGACCAAAAATCAAGTTCAGTAGTATAACATCAGAGAAAAATTATAAAATATTTTATCTTGGTTTGGATGAGAATAAAGATGACGTTATTATCGTTTCCGGAATATACGATTATTGTAAAGGCGAGATAGACCTAATAAAAGTTGAGTTTTATTCCAACTATGCTCATTTTTTAATGAGCGAAAAGCAAAAAACTAATCTAGTTAGAAAAATAACCACAACAATAATACATGAATCCAGACATAAGTACCACGCTAAAGTAAAGAAAACATACTCTTTGAAGCAGTATAAGATTAGAAATAATGTTTCCGAAAAAATGGCTTCTAATCTTCAATACTACGCTAATGCAGACGAAATAGATGCTTATGCTTATGAGACTAAAGTTGATTGTCACTTCGGTAAACTTAATATAAATATGTTGAGGTCGGCCAATAAAATTAAAATTGATACTTCTGAATCTATTTTTGCGTACAAAAAATATTTTCGGAAAACCGACCCAAAAATTTGGAAAAAATTCTTAAAGAAGGTTTACAAAAACATAAATGAGCAAAGTCAAATCATTTAAACAATTTAATGAAGAAACTCAATTGAACGACCACATTAGTTCTTTTGTGGATTATGCGTGTAAGGAACTTCAAATCGAAAATAGACCTATGATACATGTCATAAACGATAAGAAGGCCGCGCTGGAAAATACTAGCTTCGGTAGCTATTCTCCTTCTGACCATAAAATAGCTATAAATATAGCAGATAGGCATACCGCAGATATACTAAGAACGCTGGCTCACGAATTAGTCCATCATCGTCAAAATTTGGATGGTCTATTGCATAGTGAGGCTGGCGAAACTGGCAGTACTTTTGAGAACGAAGCGAATAGTCTTGCCGGAATTATGATGCGAAATTATGGTAAAATGAACTCTAAAATATATGAAGAAACTGAGGTTTTATGACGACATTTGTAACTGGTGGTTTGGGATTTATCGGCTCTAATTTTGTATTTTCGCATCTAAAAGAATACCCATCTGAACGTGTTGTTATAATTGACAACTATTCTTACTCATCAAATACTAAGAATGTAACTGGGTTATATGAAGATTACCGAGTTGATATTAAAAATTGCGATATTCGTAATTTTTTCACCTTGAGTAGGTTATATGATGAATACAAACCAAAAATTACATATCATTTTGCAGCCGAAACTCATGTTGATAATTCTATTGTTGGTGACGATACCTTCATATCCACCAATGTTATCGGAACTCATAACGTACTTAAATGCATAAGAGCGAACGACAGCCGACTAGTTCATGTATCTACAGATGAGGTTTATGGATCTTTGGCGCTAGATGGCTTCGATAAGTTTACCGAAAATACTCCATATAACCCACAAAATCCATATTCAGCAACTAAAGCTGCAAGTGATCATTTGGTTCGTTCGTATGTCAATACCCATGATATTGATGCTGTGGTGACAAACTGCTCCAATAATTACGGCCCAAGGCAACATCGGGAAAAATTTATCCCCACTATTATTAGACATATCAAAAACAATACACCAGTTCCAGTATACGGAAATGGGCTAAACGTTAGAGATTGGATTTATGTTGAAGATCATTGCGAAGCTCTTTTGAAGGTCGGCGCTAATGCCAAACGAGGAAGCCGATATAATATTGGCGGGAATTGTGAACTCTCAAATATTGAAATGGTGACCGATATTTTGAATTTAATTGGCAAGCCCGTCAACATGTATCAAAATTGGATCAATTTTGTCACTGACAGAAAAGGTCACGATCTTCGATATTCAATGGATAGCGGAAAAATGTTCCGCGAATTAGGTTGGAAACCAAAAACTTCTTTGACTGATGGTTTATTAAAAACTTTGGAGTGGTACTATCGTGCGTAAGGGAATTATATTGAGTGGTGGTTTGGGAACAAGATTATATCCTTGCACTGAAGCAGTTTCTAAACAGCTTCTTCCTGTCTATGATAAACCCCTAGTATATTATCCTCTATCAACATTAATGATGGCGGGTATACGCGACATTTTGATAATAACAAACATGGCTGACAGATATCCATTTGGAGTTTTATTGCGCGATGGCGCTCACTTGGGGTTGAACATTACTTATGCTATTCAAGATAAACCTAGAGGAATAGCTGAGTGTTTTTTAATAGGTGATAATTTTATAGGCGATGATGATGTTGCTTTAATTTTAGGCGACAACATTTTCTATGGTAATGATTTGATCCATAAGTTAAGGTCGGCCAACGAAAGAAAAGATCCTACTTTGTTCGCATATCATGTAGCCGATCCTGAACGATTTGGCGTTCTAGAATTGGATAAACATAAAAACCCAATTCGTATTGTCGAGAAACCGACCAAAGCCCCGTCAAACTATGCGGTCACTGGACTTTACTTTTATGACTCAAACGTAGTAGAATACGCTAGGCAGCTACAACCCTCAGCAAGAGGTGAGTTGGAAATTACTGATATCAATAATTTGTATATGCAAAATACCAACGTCCACATAGAGTATTTAAACCGAGGAATCGCTTGGATAGACGCTGGAACTTTTGATTCTTTAGCTGATGCCTCAACTTTTATTGCTTCTACGCAAAAACGAACGGGTATGATGATTTCATGTCCAGAAGAAATTGCATATGACAATGGGTGGATTGGAGAAAAAGAACTACTAGCTGCTGCGAATAAGTATTCTAAAACCAACTACGGAACGTACCTCAAATCTTTATTAGCTTAACCTTGGAGTTATCATGGATATTAATGATGCAAATGTTGATCAATTGATTGATGCTTTGGCTGCTAAGTCTAAGCCTAAGTGGATTTACAATCAGGAATTTGATCCAGAAAAAAGCACTGTTTTTTATAGCGGCCCATACTACGATTCAAAGGAAATTCACGCCGCGCTGAAGGCTTTTTTGACAGGAAAGTGGCTAGTCTCCGGGGAAAACGTAGCTAAGTTTCAATGGGCATTCGGAAGGAAATTTGACGTTAAGCATAGCCATATGGTCAACTCAGGTTCATCAGCGAATCTGGCTATGATCACTGCTCTGAAAAAATACCTTAAGTGGAAAGAAGGATCTGAGGTTATAGTTTCCCCAGTTGGATTTCCCACAACAATCGCCCCATTAGTTCAAAATGGATTGGCGCCAAGGTTCATTGATATTGAACTTAACACTCTAAATTTTGATATCAACTTAATAGAAAAGTGGATCAACGAGCGCACCGTTGCTATTTTTGTGTCACCAGTTTTAGGCAATCCTCCTGATATGGATTTGCTAAAGTCGCTTTGTGACAAGCATGGGATCCTACTAATTGGTGATAATTGTGATAGTCTTGGTTCTCGTTGGGATGGAAAACTCATCACAGATTACTATTACTCTTGGACGACGTCATTTTATCCAGCCCACCACATCTCAACTGGCGAAGGCGGAATGGTCAGTTCTAATGATGAAGAATTGATTAATCTAGTAAGATCTATTTCTTGGTGGGGCCGAGATTGCCGATGCGTCGGCGCTGCTAATTTATTGCCATGCGGAACTTGCGGTAATAGATTTGACAAGTGGCTTGAAGGCTACAATGGAATCATAGATCACAAGTATCTCTTCACTCAGATGGGATATAATCTGAAACCACTGGACCTTCAGGGCGCGATGGGAATTGAGCAGCTAAAGAAGATTGACGAGATCGATCAAAAGAGAAGACTCCATTTTTCTATCATTAAGTCTTTAGTTGAAAAATATGTTCCCGGAGTTAGGGTGGCTTCTGCTTTGGAAAAAGCCGATCCAAGTTGGTTCGGTGTTCCTATGATTACAGATACACCAGAACTAAAGGAAAAGCTACAAGCATTTTTTGAAGCTAATCGAATTCAAACTCGCAATTATTTTGCGGGAAATATCCTTTTGCATCCCGGATATAAGCACCTTGATGATGCTACCAAGTATCCAAACGCTAACAAAGCGTTAAGTAATGTCTTTTTTGTTGGATGCCCACCACATTATACTGATGAAGTTTGGAAATATTATGAGGGAGTTCTACAAAAGTGGCAGTAACTGTTTTTGGTGGAACTGGGTTCGTTGGGTCTGAGTTTGTCTCAATCCAACATAGTTTTAATCTGGTTTCTAGAGATAACTATGAATGCCCTAGCGATAATGTTGTGTATTTTATCTCAACTGTGGATAATTACAACATTTTCACCGACCCACTATTAGATATTAACACTAATCTTGTAACTCTTGTTAAAGTTTTAGAAAACTATCGAAAGGTTTATAATGGCGGTTGCTTTAACCTGATTTCTAGCTGGTTTGTTTATGGGAAAGATTCAGGTTATGGCGATTTGGCTAGGGGTGTGTCAGAAGATACAGAGTGCGATCCAAAGGGATTTTATTCGATCACAAAGAGGGCGGCTGAGCAGTTACTCATTTGCTACTGCGAAACATATAACCTCAATTATCGCATACTTCGATTGGCAAACGTATTGGGGCCGGGGGATAAAAAGGTATCCAAAAAGAAAAATGCATTCCAATATATGATAAATGAGGTTAAAGAAAATCGCCCAATAGAACTATATGATGGCGGATTGCTATATCGAGACTTTATTCACGTTAAAGACTGCGCCAGAGCTATAGATCTTGTTATCAATAAGGGTAATCAGAATGAAATCTATAATATAGGTAATGGCACCCCAATCGACATCAGAGAATGGGTATACTACGCCAAAAACAAGGTAAGTTCTACCTCAAAAATAACAAATATACCGCAAAAAGACTTCCATAAGACTGTTCAAACGTCCAGATCTTTCTTCATGGATACTACAAAATTAAAAAATTTAGGGTATTCTGCGAAGTATTCTATGGCTGATATAGTGGATGAGTTAACCTCATAAAATGACTAAATAAGAAGGATTACCCATAGAGTGGTGGAACAATGATGCTTTCTTTTATTTCATATCTAACTGAATCTATAGAAACAGAGAAACTTAAACATCTAGAGCACGCTGAAGATCACCATATAAATGTTGGAGGAGCCGGATTTGATCACGCAGTTGAAACGTTAAAATCCGTACACAGCGCTCTTTCTGGTAAAAAAAGTAAAGCTAAAATAACAACAAAATACGATGGTTCCCCTTCTATAGTATTTGGTCATCACCCAGAAAACGGTAAGTTTTTTGTAGCCTCTAAGTCAGCATTTAACGTTAATCCAAAACTAAACTATACCGACAAAGATGTCGAAAAAAATCATGGCCATTCTCCCGGCTTGGTTTCTAAATTAAAATCATCATTGGAACATCTACCTAAAGTTGCCCCTAAACATGGCGTGTATCAGGGGGATTTGATGTACACTCACGACGACGTTAAAAAAGAAGGTGGGAAGTTTCACTTTACTCCAAACACTATAAAATATTCAACGCCTGAAAATTCTTCTCACGGGTCTAAAATCGCTAATGCAAAACTTGGAGTTGTTGTACACACCAAGTACCACGGTAGCACATTGGAAAACATGAAGGCTAAGTTTGATCCAGATCATAAATCATTCAGTGAGCATTCAGACGTTCATCTGATAAACCCAGAAGCTAAAGTTAACCCTAAAAATTATACTGCAAGTCAAAGAAAAGGGTTCAACGAACACATAAAAGCTGCTGAAGCCTTACACAAAGGCCACAATTATGATCATCTTGAGGGGCATAGAGAAAATCTAAAGACTTACATTAACTCAACAGTAAAGACAGGGGAATCCCCGTCAGTAAAAGGATTTCATTCTCACGTTGAGACTCGACACAATAAAAAAATTGCAGAATTAAAAACGCAAAAAGCTAAAGACGCAGCTACGCAAAATAAAAAACAGGCATTAGATCATATTAATTCTAACGCCGACTCCTTCAGCACAACCTTAAAAATACACAAACACCTGCAATCAGCAAAAGATCATTTAGTTAACGCCTTATCAGCTAATCCGGAGTTTGACCATCATGTGGGTGATACTAAAGTCAAACCTGAGGGTTTTGTTGCTAACATAAATAATAAACCTACTAAGTTAGTAGATAGAGCAGAATTTAGTAGAGCTAATTTTATGAGGTCTAGAGGATGAGTAAGGCGACTTTTACTTGGGGCAGATTTAACCCGCCAACTGAAGCTGGCCACGGCAAATTGGTCAAAGCAGTACAAGACCATGCTAAATTGACTGGCGGAGAACACTACGTTTTCCCAACACACACTCAAGATAAAAAGAAAAACCCATTAACTCATAGCGAAAAAACTTCTGCTATGAGCAAACTATTCCCTAAAGCTAATGTTGTTTCTCACGATAAAGTTCGTACTGTTATTGATGCAATGAAACATTTAGAAAACAAAGGCCACACAGAAGTTACTTTAGTTGCTGGCTCTGACAGAGTCCCAGAATATCAAAAATTGCTAGGAACCTACAGAGAAAAAGAATTCCCTAAAATCAAAAAAGTTAATGTAGTTTCTGCTGGACATCGAGACCCAGACGCAGAGGGAGCTGAAGGAATGTCAGCTTCTAAACTTAGAGGACTAGCAGCTGCTGGTAAAAAAGACGAATTCGTTTCTCATTACAGTGATCGTAAATTAGGCGGGCAAATACACGATATGGTAAAATCAAGAATGCAAACAGAATCAACTAATCCTATTGGAATATTTTTATTGGGTGCTCCAGGAAGTGGAAAAGACTATGTTCTAAAGAACGTCTTTTCGCATTTTAATTTGACAGAAGTTCAAGCAGATCAACTTTTAAATGGTTCTGTTTCGGCTTTAGCTGAGCAAAAAACCAATTTGGTTATTAATGGTATTTCAGATTCTACGAAAATAGCTAAGATTCAAGATATCCTTCAAGAACATGGTTATTGGTACGACTTTGTTCATGTTTCTGTTAGCAATAAGGTTTCTAAACTAAGAAATGAACAACGAGAAAACCCTCTTCCTGAATCTAGAAGAATAGCTAAGTTTGTGCATGCTGAAAAGCTATCCGAATTAACAGAAGCCTTTGTATTCAATAATACCATCAACTTGAATGAGTCAAGTGAAATGGAAAAAATATTTTTTGCAAATCAAATCGAAAATCTCTTAGAAAGAATAGTTTCTTTGGGTTTAGAAATGAAGAATGAAGAAGTTTGGGATAAACCTATACCTAGAAGTAAAAAACAGGGTAAATTATCAGCTAAACAAAAGCTAAAAGCAAAAGTCAGAGCAAAAAGAGCAGGCCGCAGATACCCGAACATGGTTGATAATATTTGGGCTTCTAGAAACGAACAGGTTGCTCATAAAATATCTGGAACAAATTGCAAAAATTGCGTTTATTGGAATAAAGAATCAGAACAAAAAGTCGACAAGTCAGAGCTAAATGAAAACGGCGGACTAAAGGCCCCAAACGAATCTTATATAAAGATCGCTAAGCACGCAGATCTAGTGACCTTACCCGGAAAAGCCACAGTAAATATGAAAGCTTTTTGCGGCCATGAAGATATACAAGATTTCGTCACAGAAAGAATGTGCTGCGCTTATTGGGACGGTAAAGGAGTAAAGCGCGAATTTAAGGGTAAATCCGATATCTCAGAACAAAATGACATCAACAAAGTATTTGAAAAGGTTTTAGAGCTTGGTACTAAAGAAACATTAGATTTCGCCAAATCTATAACCCCAGGCCAATCTAAACAAATTCCGGAAATTAGTAAATCTTTTGGTTGTAAATGTGGCGGTAACTGTAAGTGCAACGCTAACGAAGCTGTAGTTGGTAATATAGAAACCGATCCGGAATTAGATCCCAAAAAACCAAAACTAGGAACAAAGACCAAATTTTCAAAGGCTCCGGGGTTTTCAGCTGCAAATCCACCGGCAGCTCCAATATTTACTGGTGCTATGTCTGGAGGTTATTCTGAATCAGTTTCTTTAGAAGAAGCGGTAGATTACCACCTACAAAACAACATCTCATTAGTGGAAAATATCTTTAGACCCGGATCTGAAAATTTCTTTGAATTAATCAAGGAAGCCAAACAACTATACTCTGAAGGCAAATATACCCCAAAAGATGAATGGGAAAAAGATTTATTAAGATCTGATATTGGAGAATTAGCCGAATATCAAGGTCAGTTAGTAGTTCTAGACTATCCTGTAGAAGAAGGTCTTGAAGAAGCCTGTTGGTCTGGATATACCCAAAAGGGGATGAAGAAAAAGGGCGCCAAAATGGTCCCCAACTGCGTTCCTGTGAACGAAGAAGACGAAACTGGTGGGAAGGGTATCGGCAAGCCTTGGCGAGAAGAGGGTGGCGGGGCAGTTTATGTTCGAACCGGCGACGGAGTTCGTAAGGTGAGTTTTAGTAAATCGGACCGTATAAAGAAAAAAAACTAAATAATCAAATAGTTCGTTTTTTTGATAAAAACGTCAAATCTGAAGAGCTAGTTTGGCATAGAGACGAAAAAACGAGAATAGTTGAGGTGTTAGAGGGGGAAAACTGGGAGTTTCAATTCGATAACAGTTTACCAGTTAATCTTAAAGTTGGTGACGTTTTGAACATTCCAGCAAAAGCTTATCATAGAATAAAAGCTGGAACAACTAATTTAAAAATAAAGATCACAGAGGTCAATGAAAATGAGTAAAGAGCATCTAAAAGCAGCAGCCAAAATGGCTTTAATGAAAGAACAAATGGGATTAGAAATGCCAAATTCTCCACTAACCATCCAGTTAAAGAAAATTTTAGCCGATGCGTTTGTGTTTTATTTCAAAGCGCAAACATTCCACTGGAACGTTGAGGGTTCAAACTTCCCACAATACCACGATTTTTTCGGAAAAGTCTACGATACAGTCCAAGGTTCTGTAGATCCATTGGCCGAACATCTTCGTATGTTAGGCGTCTATGCTCCAAACTCCCTATCTGAACTTTTGGTATCAACCAATATCAGAGAAGCTTCAGGAAGAATGGACGCAAACGCCATGTTTATGGAACTTATTGCTGATAATAATACCATTCTAGCTGGTCTAAATATGGGTTATGATATGGCAGAAGAACTAAACGAATTTGCATTATCCAATTTTCTACAAGGCTTAATTGAGGCCCATAAGAAATTACATTGGATGTTAAAATCAACCGCTAGAGGGTAAAAATGGGTAATCTAAACGTCGATCAGTTGCATAAAGGTTGGACTAAACTTCATACTGGCGGCTCTTCAGCTTCGCGCAAGAATCTGCACAATACCATGTTAAAACGAGGCGGAGCTATTGGCGACGCTTATAAAACGTTTATAGCGAAAAATCCCCACCTAGATCCATCTCAAGGCGTTAGCGTAAAACAAGCTACTAAGGCCCAAGTTACTGATAAAGTAAAAGCTGCAGCAAGAGAAAAACTAGCAAGTAAGGCTTATGGCGCTACCAAAGGAACTAAAGTTGGCGGTGAATACGGTAGCGGTGAACTGCGCGATACCGTTGTTCCTTTATCTAAAGATCAGCACGATAAAGTAAAAGCTGCTGAAAGAGCAGCAAAGGTCCCAGCTGCAGTTTCTCCCAAGAAAAAACCGGAAGCTAAACCTGCAGCTATGCCTGCTCCTAAAAAGCCATTGTCTGCAGCCGAAAGAATAGCTGCTATTGCTAAGGCAGTTAGAAAGCAAAAATCAAAATTCGACGTCCCTACAAACAATCCAGATGATACAGATCATGATGATCTGGCCGACGTCCACCGTTCATTGCATATTTCTGGAAAATCAAGTCAATTTGACGAAGAAAAAGAGCCCAGAAACGAGCGCGAAGCTAATGAAAAAATGAAGCCAATGCAGTCAAAAGAAACTCAAAGGCTTTTGCATTTAGCTAAAATTGCAGCAACTGCAAAATATCGTGCGCCTAAAAAGCAAGGTGTGGCGGAAGGCTCCAATGATACCGTCTATCCTAACGCAAAAGTAATCAAGAGCAAATCTGGCAAGTCAATTGGTGAGATTTATCAAGACAAAGCTGGTTGGGGAGCTTTTCATTACAAATCAGATAACGGTGCAGATAGCATGAGAAGTAAAGAAGAAGCACTGGAACATCTGAAAGACATGCACAACGAATACAGACAGCAACGCTTGGCGGAAGAAGCCGAGCAGATTGACGAAGGTGATGCAGCTGATTTGTTTGGTAAAATCCCACCCAGACATTTGCAAAATATACGAGACATGGACAAAGGCTCAATGACCGGCGGAAAGAATAAAATGGAGACTCGTCTAAAGTATCTAAAGGCTCTCCATGCTCACCAAAGGAAATATGGGATAGACACACTAAAAACTAAAGAACAAATTGGAAAAATCAATAGAACTTTGGTTCAGATAGGCGAAGAAGCCGATCAAGATGAGACGATGGAAAAAGTTGAAATGGCTCAGACTCAGTTACATTTCATAGCCTATGCAGCTGACGAAATCCTAGAGTACATCGAAAAAGATGGAGAAATTGAAGAGTGGTATCAAAACAAACTAAGTAAAGTTCATAGCGATATGGAAAGTTTGTTTTCATATGTTGAGGGCGAGAAGAGAAGAACTGGAATGGTGGCGGAAAATAGCCCTGGTTGGATGATAAAAGCTTCTCCTCTTCTTGCAGCTGCAGCGAAACAAATGAAAGCGAAACAAAAACAAGAAAGAGCAATCGCGAACTCCCCGCCATCTAAACCAGCAGAAGAAGCGCCGTTTGCTGGTCCATATAGCGACAGAATCCAGAGCTCAAGATCAAGAGTCAAAAAGCTTGCTCGTAGTGCTATGAACGCAGCGATTGAAGCTAAGAAAGGGAAGGTAAGTGAGGCGATGACTAGAGTTGTGAACAGAAAGTTCAAAAACCATGTAAATACTGATCCAAAGTTAATGGAGCCCAGCGATAAAGAAGTTGTTGGTAGCGACAAGAAAGGTATGAGCAGAGCAGAAAAAATTAACATCGGCAAATATGCGCAGAGGACATAATGAAAGCATTCTTAGAATTTATCAAAGAACAAACTGAACCTACAGAAAACATTGATTATGTCGACTCTAGATTTTTAGAAAATAATCTAGAAAAACTCAATGCTGAGTTAGAAACTGGAACTGCTAGGCCATATAGAAACGCTCCTATTATGTTAGCTCAAATGCGCGGCATTCTTGAGCGTTATGGCATTCAGCTTCCACAATCAGCTCAAAATCAGTTCCTCCATCTCAGTTCTCAACTAGCGTATAAACTGACCGATGCGCAAAACCTATACATAGTATATGATACCAATACGGAAGGTTACGTTGAAGGTTATGCTCAAGTTGTAACTGATGAAGAGCTATCAGATTTAATCAAAATGAAACCGGCTGATTGGATGAAAAATAGTCCATCCCCTAGAAGATGGGTTCCACCTGCAAGAAAAGACGACGATAGCGGAAACTCTGGCGAATATTAATATATGTTTGATGATTTGACTGAAGAAAATATTTTGTTATATGCAGTTAAGTGTTATGAAAACCCTAACTGCATTATGGACGAATTTAATGACGACTATAGAAAAATTCGGTACGTCAAACGTTTATTGCAAAGGTATAGGAAAAGCAAGTCAATAAAGGAAAGATTGGTTTTAAATCACTTGATCATTCTTCAAAATGTATTTGGACCAGAAGGTAGCACTAGACTGCTCTTCTTTTACATCAACGAAAAAGACCATAGCTCCCTTAAAACCTTTCTTCTGTTTGTTTCTTCGATGCCGGAAATGATTAGAGGTATTAGGGGTAAAGATCTAGTCTCTAGTGATATTTTAGTTGATTTAGATCTTGCGAAGATTCTAAGGAAAATCTAACACCGAAACAGCGACATAGTCTATTATACTACTATGTCAAAATAAGTCAAACTTTTGGGGATATTGAATGTTAAATTTCGCACAATATATTTTAACTGAGGCTAAGAACCCTTCTAGCGCAAAAAGCGCAGCAGTTAGCTCAGACGATAAAGGAAAATTGCACGAGTTACTTTTAGCTAAACATTTGCACCCAGAAAATAAACTTCCTTCTCACTGGCGATCAGCTTCCGAAGATTATGGCGGCACTCCAAAACAAGTCCACGGAAGATTAAAAGCTAAAATCCCGCCAGCTGCATACAAAGAAATTAATTCTCACGCCAAACAAACTGCAACTGCAGTTAAAGCCCATTTTGAGCAAGTTGGGCATACGGGCAAAGTTTCTGGTCATGCTGTACGCGATGTCCATTGGACATCAAATAGAGACGCGGAACATAATCCCGGCGATCACGAAAGAACAACTGGTATCAAAGACAAAAATTCTAACGCTGATTTAATTGTAACAACAGCCCATAAAAAAACTGGTGACAAAAAATTTGTAGGTATTTCTGCAAAATATGGTTCAGAATCTAAACCAAATTTAAAAAACAGTGGGTTGGATACTTTAGAAAAAGAAGCCGGGCACAAAAAAGGAGCATACTCTTCTCTATTACACGCCCACAATAAAACTGCTGAAGGATTAGGTTATTCAGGTAGCAGAAAACAACGTCACCAGCAATATAAATCTGATATCGCGGAAAGAGAAGAATATAAAAAGAAAAATAAAACTCTTGCTGGATTTAAACCAAGTTCGCAATCAACTTCTAAAGCGTTAAATCGAGCAACTGAAGCCGAAAAATCGTCATTAGAAACTAGAAAAACTATGGCTTCTATGCATAGAGAAGCGTTTTCTGTAAAAACAGACCCAGAGTTAAGAAAAATTATCAAAAATAACGCATCCCCCAAAACAGTAATACCGCATATAGTTGCACATAGCCATGTTCAAAATGATGCAACAGCTGTGCCTAAAATACATTCTGCCGAAAGTCACGCAGAAAACCATTTAGCCAAATTTAAAAACCTTAGAGTTGAAAAAGCCGGAAGCGGAATATCAGTAAATATTAAAGGTGATCATATCTCTAGCAAAAAAACCGGAGTAAATGTTGCGACACAAACTTTTAAAGCCGGAAGTGGCCCACACAAAGGTATTGCTGGAGCATTTAAGCTAGGATGAAAAGTTTCAAACATTTCATAAAAGATGAAGCCCCTATAATGAACACTGGTTCAGGTATAGCAGGATTACCGCCAGACGTTCCTCCCGTCAGTAGCCCAGTAATCATCCGTAGGCAAAATTTAAAGAAAAAATTAAAATACAGAATGAAAGCAGCAAACAAATAGCTGCGTAGTGGTTTAAATGAAATCTCTTGAAGAAAAAAAATTACTCGTCAAAATGGCAAAAATGCTGGGTCAGCCGGTTGACCCAGAATTAGTTGAGTCTATCAAAA